TGCAACTATTGATTGGTATTCTACATATGTAATTATCACAAAAGAGGTGACTTTGCAGAACCAAGATGGTCCATTAAATCAAGCTGTAGCAAGACTTGGTCAATCCATGAGAGAGACTGAAGATCAACTAATTAGAGACATGCTAGAGGCGACAGCAAGTATAGTAAACTGTACTGGTGGAACTAATGCAGACAACCCAACAGAAGCTGTTAGATCAGACTTTGATGGCGTTGTAGGCACGCTCCAAAACAACGACGGTGACTTTGTAACCGATATGATAACAGGCGAAAATAAGTATGGAACGGGCCCTGTGCGCGATTCTTATATTTGTATGGCCGATAGCAATATGATCGGACAGCTTGAAACAGTTGCCGGCTTTATCGCTAAAGAACAATATCCAAGCCAAAAAGATACATTGGCTAGTGAGTGGGGCTCAATTGGAAATGTCAGATTTTATTTATCTTCTAGGGGTTCAGTAACTCCAAATGCATCTCTTTTAGGTGCTGACATTTACAATATGTTTGTAACAGCTCAAGAATCTTATTGCAATATTGATCTAGACGGCTCATCAGCTAAGTTTATCTACCATCCACCAGGATGGGGAGATGATCCAAGTGAGTTGCGCCAAACAGCAGCTTACAGGTTTGCTTACGCAACAAGAATAACCAATGACGCATGGATAATCAATCTACGCGCAACACTAGCTTAAGGAGGCAATATGAGTACACCATTAGCGTTGATCGCTCAAGGAACTTTCGTATCAGGCGGAGTTGCGACAACTATTGAATTACCAAAAAAACCACATTATTTCAAAATTAGAAATAGAACTCAGTGGGGCGCAGCAGCATCTGTTGTTGTCGAATCTGAGTGGTTTGATGGCTTTGCTGCTGGACAAGCGCAAGGACTAACTGATGCGGCTGATGATTTATCAGCTTCAGCAATTGCTGCAGGCGGAGCTGGATTTACATTTGTAGATCTAAGTTCTCAAACACCTGGGGCTTTAGTTGCTGTTGGAACTGCTGCAACTGCGGCGACACCTATTGTCGTATCAGATGCTTCAGCTGCTGGAGTAGCTCCTAATGTAGGAGATATTGTAAGAATGATTAATACAACAGCAATGTTGCAAATAGCTGGATTAGATTTCACAGTAACTGCAACTACACCTGGTGCGACTTATACACTAGGGTATGGAGTGGGGGCTGCTTATGCGGCTGCTGCAACAAATGCTGATTTTAGAATCATTCCATCAAGATATTATTCACCATCAAGACGTTTCATCGCTGATATTTCTGTAGCTGCGGCTGCGGTTATTAGTGTTAGTGTAGCGCACAATTATTTAGTTGGTGATTATATCACAGTGCATAATCCGGATTTTCTTAGATTTGGAATGCCAGAAATTGATGGCGTTGTAGGCCTTGTCACAGCGGTCACAGCAAATACAATAACAACAAACATAAACAGTGCTGCATACACAGCCTTTGCTTACCCAACATCAGCTGTCGCTGGAGCTGGGGTATCTTTCCCACATGTTACAGCTATTGGAGAAGTTGCTACTAAGCTTACCTCTTCATTAAGCAATAATGCTTACTATGGAATGTATCTTGATACAGGCGTAGTAGGAGCTAATACTAATGTGATGGATTGGATGGCATTTAGCCGTGATTACACAGTGTAATTAGTTATAGGGTGGGGACTAAATATCCCCTCCCTTTTTTTTTAAAATTATAAGGAGAACTTATGAGTTCATTTGTCAAAGAATACAGTATTGGATCAAGAAAAAAGTTAAATAAGGAAGAAAAGCATGCTGCTGAAGATTTACGTCAAAAAGCTAGGGATCTGGACTCTAAGGCTGTTACAGGCGTTTTCAAGAATATTGAGGTAGAAGGCGGAGACGTTACATTTTCACATAAATTATATAAAGAAGATCCGCATAGAACCTATCATTTAGAAGATGGAGAGACTTATACAATTCCATTAGGAGTTGCAAAGCATTTAAACAACATGACAAAAGTTAAAAGACATAGTTATTTAGTAGGCCCAGACGGCAAAAAGCTTCAAGGCATTGGCGGATACAGACAAAGATATCAATTCACATCAACAGAATTTATGTAGAGGTTTTCAAATAAAGATTTAACTTTAAATGACGATTGTTTACAAAGAGTGGTAACTTTTAGGAGGAAGACTAATGGCTGTAACAGGAACTTTAGAACAAATAAGAAATAAGGTCAGACTATTAACTGGACGACCGTCTGTTAATCAATTAAGCAATGATGATTTAGACAACTATATCAATGATTTCTATGTCTATGACTTACCAGCACACTTAAAATTATGGAATTTAACAAGTTCAGAAAGCCCTTTGGCTACTACTAATACAAGTGGTGACAGAATATTAACAGAGGGGCGATGGCTTTATAATATAGATTGGAATCAGTACACAAATATTGAGCCTCCATTTTATGTAGGTGGCTATGAGATATCATTTTTTCAGGACATTAGAAGTTTCCTAAACTTTTTCCCATCACAAATGTTAAAACAGACCTTGGCAACCGGTACTGGAGTTGTAGGTCCTTATACAGGCACAGTATCAAACACTCCTCTTTTATATGATAGTGTCTTAATAACTGTAATCGACAACACTGGAAACACTTTAACCGCAGGCGTTGACGCTGATGGAACAATTGATGGTGATGTCGCGGCTGGTGGAACAATAAATTTAACCACAGGGGCTATGGCTGGACTAACATGGACTGCTATAATACCAGTTGGTAATATAATGACAGTACAGAGTTTAACTTATGTGCAAACAAGACCGCAGGCTGTTTTATATTTCAATAAGGCCTTAATATTTTATCCTGTTCCCGATGTAGCCTATGACGTTACTTGTACGGTTAATTATGCACCAAGTGAAATGGAAGCTGGAGACCAGCCAGAGATCAGAGAATGGTGGACTCTAATCGCTTTTGGAGCAGCTCTAAAGATCTTTCAAGACAATTTAGATGTGGAATCATATCAAAAAGTAAAGATGTTTTTTGACAAGCAATTATGTCTTGTAGAGCGCAGAACATTAAAACAATTATCAACTCAGAGAGTAGCGACTATTTATGATGGTGGCAGTGGAATCTCTGGTTATCAAAATTTATAGGAGAAAACAATGGCATACAATCCTGATATACCAACAGCTGATTCCTTAATATCACAATCGCAGAGTCAAATCTTAGCTAATTTTACAGCTTTAAATGCTGTATTTCAAATAAATCACACAGCCTTTAATGCAGCCACAAATAGAGGCAAGCATACATATGTAACTATGTTAGAGCAGGCAACGCCGGCCGTTGTAGCTGGAGAGGGCGCTCTATGGGCAGAAAATAATGCAGGAATTACAAGATTAAATTTTAAAACTGACCTTGCAGTTGATATTCCATTAACTGGTCTTACAGTTACTACAGTAGGAACAAATAATGGTGTTACATTGCCTTCTGGAATAGTAGTAAATTGGGGACGTGGAACTTGTGCAGGAGGAATATTGGTGGTCACTTATGCTGTGCCGTTTATAATTGCAGCTGGGGTTCCTAATGTTACTGCTCGCGCAGATAATGCAAATACAAATAATTGTATTGTTGATATTGGCTTTGCACCAACCATAACAAAATTTAGGGCTTTAAGTAATCAGGGAGCAGGACAGTTTTATTATTTTGCTATAGGAGTGTAAATGCCAAATCTATTTATAGGTCCTTATAAGAGTGGATTAGAACGCGACGTTGAGCCGTGGCTTTTGCCAGAGGATGCTTTTCCAACAATTGAAGATGCCTATGTATGGCGTGGTCGGGTAAGAAAAAAGCCTGGAGTAAAGTTTATTGGTCGATTGCAAAGAGCTGGTGCTACAGCAGTACCACACGCTCTTGCTAATGTAGCCACAGGAGATGCAACATATGCGGCAGCGGGTTGGACAGCAGCTGGTGACAGACCTATTTCCCCAGGTTCTGTAACCATACGAATAGCAGCTGGCGGAGCTCCTTGGGGAAACATGGACTTTGTAGATAATGGCAATGGAACACTAACTGTACTTCCTGGTGTTGCTCCATTACTCACAGATTTAAATTATGCATTTGGAATAATCGATTATGAAACAGGTGATTTTGATCTTTATTGGGACCCTATTTTACCAGCCGGCGGACCTTTTGCAGTAACTGTGCAAGCATTTCAAGTACCTCCTAGAACGTCCGCAATGGGAATACAGATATTTGATCAGGCTGCTATAAATAGAGAGTCTGTAGTCTTATTTGATGAAGACTATTCATATGAATACAACAATGCAACATTACAATTTCAAGACACTTCTTTTTATAAAAGAACAGCTCCGGCCAATGCCGTCCAATGGACAGGTGACGATGCTAATTTCTTTTGGATGAGAAATTACCGAGATGTTTTATGGGCGACAAATAATATAGCTGGAATGCATGGCGTGGCAATTACTGGTATAACAGTAGCAGCAGCCGCAGTAATAACTGTTGGTGCAGGACATACATTTACTGTAGACGATGTTGTTTTTATAAATGAAGTTACAGGAACAATGAGCCAAATTAATGGTCTAACTGGAACTGTCACGGCTGTTGCAGCAACTACAATAACTGTAGATATAAGTACCGCTGGTCTTGCGTATACTGCTGGCGGCGTTGTTTTTTCACTTACAAGATCGATAGCAGGTGGTGGCGATGGCATAAGATACTATGATGGCCTCGGAGCTGGTCTAGGCTGGAGAAACTTTTGTCCCGCTTTGACCTCAGCTGCTGTACCAGAATACTTATGGGGTGCATTAGCCCTAATCTCTTACAAGGGCAGACTAATTGCCTTTAACACAGATGAAAGACCTTTTCTTGGTGGTGGAAAAAGACATTATCAAAGAGCTAGATGGTCACAGAATGGAACGCCTTTTTATAATATAAGAAACACTTATATTGCAAATGTTCCAAACCCTGGTTATTCATGGACTGCTGGTGGAAATGATATTGGTAGAGGTGGTTATATTGATGCCCCAACAAATGAATCAATTGTATCTGTTGCCCTAATCAAAGACGCTTTAATCGTTTTTTTTGAAAGAAGCACGTGGCAATTGCAATATACAGGGTCTGAATTATTACCTTTTGTTTGGGCTAGAATAAACGAACAATTAGGAGCCGAGAGTACATTTAGCCCAGTTGGCTTTGGTACTGGCGTATTAGCAGTTGGAGACAAATCAATTGTTACAACAAACTCTATAAGTGTTCAGCCGATAGACGAAAAGATTCCCGACGAAGTATTTAACTTTCACAATGACAATGATGGGCCAGTAAGAATACATGGTATAAGAGATTTTTATACAAAGATGGTTTATTGGACTTTTCCAAATGATGATGAAAATGGAACATTCCCAAATAGAATATTAGCCTTAAATTATGAAGAGAAAACTTTTTCAATCTATCACAATTCATTGACTTGTTTTGGGACAATGCAATTTCAAGAAGATTATACATGGGCTATGATGACAAAATCATGGGAAAAAACAGACAGAACATGGGGTTCTCCTGCAAATCAATCATACATTCCAGATATTGTTGCAGGCAATCAAAAAGGTATCATTGTA